AGCGGGTTAATAATACAGTCACGGTATTGACGAAACAGTCTAACGGGGGAGTTTCCGGACTCCTCCACTTTTAAAGGAATAACAATGGAAGAAATATTAACAGGAAATCCAAAACCAAGTGGCAACATATCTGATTATAACTCTATCGAAGAGAAAGAAGAGATGTGTAAAGACATGGCAGGATACAACGAAAGTTTAACAGTGAATTATCAACAAGATAAAATCAAAACAATTGGAGAAAAAAAATGATGTACTCTAAGAAAAAAAGAACTGGAATGACTAAGGGTGGCATGAAACCTAGAACTAAGAAAGTTTACGGTGGTGGGATGTCAAGAAAAAAAGCTAACACAGGCAGACTAATGTACGGTGCAGGTGGAGAATCTGTAATGCCAACAGCAAAGCCTAACTAAGAATGAAAGGCGTACCCCATTATAAAAGAGATGGAACTGAATTTAAAGGCAACACTCATAAAATGCCTAACGGACAATTACACTCTAATAAAACTCATACAAAAACAAGTGAAAGACTTTATCACTTTAAAGATTTAAGCAAAAAAGCAAAACTAAAAGCTAAAGGTAAGTAATGGCAACAACATATTTAGATTTAACTAACGAAGTACTAAGAGAACTCAATGAGATACCTCTTACGTCTGCAAACTTTTCAAGTGCTGTAGGGCTTCAGCAGTTTACTAAGGATGCCATCAACAAGTCTATATTCGATATAGCAAATGAAGAACCACAGTTACCATTTTTTGCAGTAGGTGAAAGTGGTGCAACTGACCCATTCTATGGAAACGTGACAGTGGCTACAGTAGCTGGTACTAGGTGGTACGAGTTAAAAGCTAGTAGTTCAAGCGTTCAAGACGATTACGCTTCGATAGACTGGGATGATTTTTATTTAACCACCATTAACGTGAGTGGTGAATCAGCTCCTTTTGTCTCAAGAGGATTACAGTTTTTAAACTTAGCTGATTGGAAAAGATATTATAGAGACAACGAGAACATAGACGATGCAGATTCACAGGCTTATGGTGAGCCTTGCAGAGTTATTAAATCACCAGATGGCAGGAAGTTTGGCTTGAGTCCAATCCCTGATAAAGTTTACAACGTACATTTCTATGCGTTTGAAAAGCCTACAAAGCTTTCAGCTCATGGCGATACAGTTGTATTCCCAGAACAATACACGAATGTCATAACTGCTAAAAGCAGATACTATGTATGGCAGTTCAAAGAATCTCCACAACAAGCAGCGTTTGCTATGGACGATTACAAGAAAGCATTGAGGAGCATGAAATCTAATTTGATTAATCCTACTCCTCGTACTATGACAGACGATAGAAAGTACTTTTAATTTATGGCAACATCACAACCTTATACAGTTGCATGTGCCGGTGGTTTAGTCAAAGCTTCTAATCAGATTGACTTACTTAAAACTCCCGGTGTAGCTACAGACCTTAGAAACTTTGAAGTCTCTATCGAAGGTGGCTATAGACGTATTAATGGTTTTAGTAGACTAGGAGCTGGTAGTGCTGCACAAGTAAGTGAAAGCACAGATACTATTCATGGGGTTATACCTTACGGAGATGGTGTTATAGCTTGTGCATCTACAGGAATATTCTTTAGTCAAGACGGTACAAGTTGGTTAAATGTAAGTAGAAGTTCAGTAGATTCTAATGGAGATAACTACACAGCCTTTACAGGTCGTAGTACACTTACTAGAACAGGACAAGGCAAGATTAGCTTTTCATTGTTTGAAGGACCTACATATGATTATGGTCTATTAGTTATTTGTGATGGAGCTAACAAACCTTATCATTTTAGAATGGAAGGTACAGGTTCTAACATCAATACTAGAACATACTTTAGTGGTGAAGTTACTGTAACAGGTACTAAATTTGCAACACACTCTGAAATACACGATAAACATTTAGTTGTTGCAGGTGTTGAGGATAATCTTAGTACAGTATTTTACAGTAAACTATTAGACCCTACAAGTTTTACTGGTACTGGTGCAGGTTCTATAACCTTGTCAGACCAGATAGTTGGAATTAAAAGCTTCCGTCAGGAACTTTTTATATTTTGTAGAAACAGTATATTCAAGTTACAAGATATAAACGGTACACCGGTGGTAGTTCCAGTGGCAAAGAACATTGGTTGTCTATCAGGTTACAGTATCCAAGAGATAGGTGGTGACCTTATATTCTTAGCACCCGATGGACTAAGAACAGTTGCTGGTACTGCAAGGATTGGAGACGTTGAGTTAGGTACAGTTAGTAAAGCTATACAACCTATCATAACACAGTTAGCAGAAAACATTGATAAGTTTATAATATCAAGTGTTGTTATTAGAGAAAAGTCTCAGTACAGATTATTTTATACAGATACAACAGTTATCAACGCACAACAAGAAGGAATTATAGGAACACTTAGACCAAACGGGTTTGAGTGGTCAGAAACAAGAGGAATAGAAGTAACCAGTATAGGAGCTGGATTTAATAACGATGGTGTTGAAAAATATTTTCACGGTGATACTGATGGCTATGTGCTTGTACACGATTCAGGTAACGACTTTAATGGGTCTAACATACTTGCTAGATATGCCACACCAGATTACGATTACGGAGACTTAGGAACTTTAAAAACTTTACACTATGTTAGGGTGTCTGTATCAGCAGAAGGAACTGTAACTCCAGCACTACAAATTAAATACGACTTTAACAGTCAAGATATTCCACAGCCAACAGGAGATTTTTCTTTTGGAACAATTAATGCACCTGCAATATTTGCAGAAGCTGTGTTTAACACAACGGTATTTGGTGGAACGTCAGCACCTATGGTAAGAATACCAGTACAAGGAAGTGGAACAAGTAATAACTTTATAGTTGTTACAGAGGATACAAAAGCACCATACAAGATAAATGGTTTATATATAGATTTTATACCTTCAGGTAGGAGATAAACAAATGGCAGGGTACATAAGACAGAGTTCGTTTTCAGATGGAGACACAATAACTGCTGCACTATTCAATAACGAATACAATCAAATTTTAAATGCTTTTAGCAACACATCAGGTCACGCACATGATGGTACTGCTGCTGAAGGTCCAGTGATTGGTCTTATTGGAGATGCAGGAGAAACTGCTCCCAATAACAAAGTATTAATTGATACAACAAATAACTTTATTGAGTTTTATGTACAAGTATCTAGTAGTCCTGTACAACAGTTATACATAGCCGATGGTGCTATCATACCTGTTACAGATAACGATATAGATTTAGGTACTAGCTCTTTAGAGTTTAAAGATGGATACTTTGACGGTACTCTTTATGCAGATGCTATTAACTTTAATGGTACAGCCATTACATCTACTGCAGCAGAACTAAACATATTAGATGGTGTTACAGCTAGTGCAACCGATATAAACCTTATAGATGGTATAACTAACGGAACTGTCATAGCTAGTAAAGCTATTATTACAGACTCTAACAAAGATATTACTGGTGGACGAAACATCACAATCTCTGGAGAACTAGATGCTGCTACCCTAGATATTAGTGGTGATGCAGATATAGACGGAACTTTAGAAGCCGATGCAATTACCATAGCAGGTGTAACGTTAGCAGAAACAATTAGTGATACTGTAGGAGCTATGGTTAGCTCTAATACTGAAACAAACATTACAGTAACTTATGATGATTCAGATAATACTTTAGACTTTGTTTTACCAGCATCATTAGAAATTACTACAGCAGTCGGTATTGGTGGTGGCTCTACAAATGGAGTTCAAATATCACAAGGTGCTATAGCAATTAAAAATGGTGGTTCAAAATCTTATATAGATTTATATTGTGAATCATCTAATGCTCACTATACTAGAATCGAAGCAGCAGCTCATAGTGCATATTCAGGAAACGTTACAGCTACTTTGCCTGTTACAACAGGAACGTTAGCAATAACTTCTGAAATACCTACAACCGAAGAAATACAAGACATTGTTGGAGCTATGGTTAGTTCTAACACAGAAACAAATATTACAGTAACTTACCAAGATTCTGATGGTACTATTGATTTTGTTGTTGATGCAGCCCAGCCTAACGTAACAAGTCTTGGTACTCTTACATCTTTAACAGTTGACGATGTTTTTATTAATGGTTCTACGATTGGACATACAAGTGACACTGATTTAATGACAGTAGCTTCAGGTATTCTTACAGTAGCAGGAGAAGTCTCAATGACTACTCTTGATATAGGTGGAACAAATGTAACATCAACTGCTGCAGAGTTAAATATATTAGACGGTGTTACAAGTACAGCAGCAGAACTTAATATTCTTGATGGTGTAACAAGTACAGCAGCAGAATTAAATATTCTTGACGGTGTTACTGCAAGTGCTGCAGATATTAATTTAATAGATGGCATTACAAATGGTACAGTTATTGCAAGTAAAGCTATCATTACAGATGCTAATAAAGATATTACTGGTGGTAGAAATATAACTATTAGTGGTGAGCTTGATGCAGCTAGTTTAGATATTTCAGGCGATGCAGATATTGATGGTACATTAGAAGCTGATGCTATCACTATTGGTGGTGTAACACTAGCCGAAACTATATCTGATACAGTGGGTGCTATGGTAACAAGTAATACTGAATCAGGAATTACAGTTGCTTATCAAGATGCAGACAACACACTAGACTTTACAATTGGCACACTTAACCAAGATACTACAGGTACAGCAGCAACAGTTACAGGTGCAGCACAATCAAATATTACAAGTCTTGGTACGCTTACAACTCTTACAGTTGATAATGTAATTATTAACGGTACTACTATTGGTCATACCGATGATACAGATTTAATGACTCTAGCTGATGGAGTATTGACAGTAGCAGGTGAAGTTGATGCAGTAAGTTTAGATGTTTCTGGAGACATAGATGTTGATGGTACTACTAACTTAGATGTTACAGACATTGATGGAACTTTAAATGTTGCAGGTGTTGTAACAGCACAAACTTCAGCTAACCTTAGTGAGGTAGCTTTAACAGATGGTACAGTAGCTTGGGATGCTGCAGCAGCAGCTAACGCAACTTTATTGTTAGAAGAAAACTCAACTATATCAGCTCCAAGTAACGCAGTTGCAGGAGCAATCATTAGTAT